ATGTATTCTGGTACAGTATCTAAGAAGACTGTTACGAGAGTATTTGATCACACTGGTAGATATTATGATAGTAACAACGAGTTCTCTTTTCACCAAGAAGGTACTACTTGGGCTAGTTCATTACAGAATACAATGCTACTAGATCCAAAGTCAAGAGAGCATCTTGTAGAGTCTGATTTTACTGGTGTAGCTATTGAATCTAAAATTTATGATGGGGATGGGAGTGAAGAGAATGAGTTCGAAGAAGAGCAACAGTAAATATGATCCTGAAACAAATGAGTTCAAAACCTATACTGTTACAAACACACAAGAAATTGGTGACTTTGAAGTAACAACAAGCATTGAAACACCAGGTCAACCCACGGTAGTTAATCCTACTGTGTTTGTTGAAACTGGTACTGGTCCTGAACAATCTGTACCGTATCCACCTAATGGTCCAGAGGTGCAAACAATAACTGGTGCAGATAATCTAATATTTGGTGATGATATGAGGGTCCAATATGGAGACAATCTAACACAGACTGAGAAGTTTAGAATGTATCCAAGTAAGTGGATCTTTGTTACATTCCAAAGAGAAGGTATACATTGTTGGCCTGGAGCCAAGGATCTACCTGGGGTTGAGTTCTTAGCTAATCCTCATAGGCATCTGTTTAAGTTTAGGGTTGAGGTTCAAGTCTTTCATGATGATCGTGAGATAGAATTTATCCTGTTCAAAAGAGAACTTGAAAAACTCTATGGTGATGGTATTCTTGAATTAGATTACAAAAGTTGTGAGATGATTGCTGATGAGTTGGCTAAATACATCAAAGATCATTATCCAGGCCGCTTTATGAAGATTGAGGTGTCTGAGGATGGTGAAAATGGTGCAGTTGGTTATTATGAAGGTTTGATTAAAGTATGATTGATTTTTGTCACATTACCCCTACAGCATTTATAGATGAGCTCTTCACTCCAGAAGAGCAAAGAGTACACTTAGTATTAGCTCATCTTATAGAAGAAGACTCAGAATACCGCAATAAGTATCTTAGGTTAGCAGAAGCAAACCATGAGATCATTATGGATAACAGTGCGTTTGAAATGTACAAACGTAAAGAGCAAATGTATCCTACAGAAAAGCTGATACAGATGGCTATTGCATGTCAAGCAAGTTATGTTGTCATGTCTGACTATCCTGGTGAGGATTGGTTAAAGACTGTACATGCAGCTGAGAAAATGATACCTGAGTTGAAGAGTAATAATTTAGGTACATTCTATTGTCCACAGTCTCTACCAGGAGATGTGGATGGTTTGGTTGATTCATTTAAGTGGGGTCTGAGTCATCCAGAGATTGACTATATTGCATTCTCTATATTGAATATACCTTTGGCATATGGATGTGAATCTAACAATCCAACACAAAAGTATTTGTCGAGATTACACTTCATGAATAGACTTGAAGATGAAGGTCTGTTGCCTGGTCTTCTTGGAAAGAGAGTACACTTTCTTGGTATGACTGAAGGTCCTAATGAGATTAGTCTTATGAGAGGATTTACTGACTTTATTGATACATGGGATAGCTCAGCAGCTGTGTGGGCTGGATTGAATGGTATAAAGTTTGACAGTAGTCCTACTGGATTATCTGAAGGTAAGTTTGAAAAAGAAGTTGACTTTAGCTATAAAGTAGGGGATAATATAAGACTGGCTAAAGATAATATCAACTATATTGAGGAGCTATGCTATGCAGCCTGATCTATTTGGTGATCCTAATACAAAGCCAACACTCAAACATCATGAAGATGCATTCTTACAAGAAGCATTAGAATATATTGCTGGAACCTATAAAGGTCATTACGTTGGTAATGGAGAACTGCAGACTACTGATGTATGGGAAACTCTTGGCAATGCTGATAGTACTTGTCGTGATACTGCTATAAAGTATCTAATGAGGTATGGCAAGAAAGGTGGTCACAATACAACTGATCTATTGAAGGCCATTCATTATATTTGTCTAATGCATAATTTTGTTGAAAGAAAGAGGACACGGGATCATGTTACATCTGTGTAGTGAAAAATCAGAATCCAGTCTTAGTGAGTACACTGATGACCAAATTCAGCCAAACGCTGTAGACTTACGTCTGGATAAAATATTTAAGTTAGGTAGCAGAGACTTTGTTATCGATGAGGAAAGTAAAGAACACAGAGGCAGTGATCAGCTGGCTCCAGATCAAGATGGTTGGTTTAAGTTGGATGTGGGAACCTATGAGATCATTATGGAAGGTATCATTACAATTGGACCTAATGAGGCAGGCTTTGTCATCACTAGGTCTACACTTAACAGGAATGGTTTGTTTATTACTAGCGGGCTGTATGATTCTGGTTACAGTGGGGTTATGGCTGGTGCTTTGCATGTTAATGGTGGGCCTGCTTACATTAAAAGAGGTACCAGGGTTGGTCAGTTCTTACTATTCAAAGCAGAGTCTGTAAACCAATACGCTGGAAGTTATGGCAGCGGTTCTCTCCATGACGTTCAATATGAAGGTACAGTTAATTAATGGAGATAAAAATTGAAATAGAAGACCTACGTAAGAGAAAGCTATTTGTAGCAACTCCTATGTATGGTGGTATGTGTGCTGGAATGTATACAAGGTCTACAAATGATCTTAGTGCACTCTGTATGCATTATGGTATAGAATTAAAGTATTATTACTTGTTTAATGAATCTTTGATCACTAGAGCAAGAAACTATTGCTGTGATGAGTTTATGCGTTCTGATTGTACACATATGCTTTTCATCGATGCAGATATTGGTTTTGAAGCAAATGATGTTATTTCTATGATGGCTCTTATGGATCCAGAGGATGAAAGGACAGATGAATATGACATTCTTTGCTCGCCTTATCCCAAGAAATGTATTGCGTGGGAGAAGATCAAGTCGGCCGTGGATCAGGGACATGCTGATGAAGACCCTAATATACTTGATAATTTTGTCGGCGACTATGTATTTAATCCTGTTCCTGGTACTACCGAGATTAGTTTAGATGAGCCAGCTCCTGTGCTAGAAGGTGGTACTGGTTTCATGATGTTTACTAAGAGAACATTACAAGCATTCAAGGATGCATACTGGGATGATAGTGAACTATCTCCTGGTGGGTTTAGATACAAACCAGACCATGTTCGTACTGAACACTTTGATGGTTCAAGAGAGATCATGATGTACTTCCAAGCTCTTATTGATCCTGAGTCAAGACGTTATCTATCTGAAGACTATATGTTCTGTCAATGGGCTATCAAAGCTGGATTGAAGATATGGTTATGTCCTTGGGTTAAACTAAGTCATGTTGGTAGTTTTGTCTATGGAGGTAGCTTACAAGCTCTTGCATCTATTGGAGCATCTGCCACTGCTGATAAGAGTCAGATTGGTGGTAAGATGAAGTCACCAGTAGCAGAGTTAGAAAAGAAACAAAAAAAAGCTAAGGAGGCAAATGAGAGAGTCAAGTAATGTTTGATTGGAAAAAGGGAAAAGAACCAGACAGATATAATAATGATGTAGATTGGGATATAATCAAGGCCCTCAAAGCTCTTGGTCTAAGATTGATCAAGGACAACAGTATAGAAAGAGGGCCTCTGAAGACTATTTCCAATGAGAGAGTACTTGCAGATAAAATGTTTGCATTCAATCAGACTACATCACACCAAGAGAATCTAGTACATTCATTAGGTAGATTCTTACCTGCTGAAGCAGAACAATATCCAACAGATACAATACAACATTTAGAAAAACATATGGCAGGTCCTCAGACAAGAAATTTACTGAGGATCAATGGTTGGTTGATACAACCAAAGACTGCTGAAACATTAGTTACAGATCAAGATGAACCTGTGCAGATCAAATACTTGATTAACAAACAAGGCTTCAGACATGATGGATCTTGTATTGATATTGAAGCAGAAGAAGGTGGCGCAATCTATATTGGAGACAGCCATACTATGGCTGTTGGCATGCCATTAGAAGAGTCGTGGACTTACAAAGCTCATTACAATTGTGAGTTGACTAAAGACATGAGATATGTTAATATGGGTATGCCAGGATATGGTATTGACTCATACTATAGAATACTAAAGAGATGGATTAAACAAGTCAATCCAGATCTTGTTGTTATGTCCTATCCTTGGCATACTACAAGAACAGAACAATGGGACTTGAAGAAGAATTGTTGGCAAATACAATCGATCAACAAACTAGGACGTAAACGATTGGAAGGATCCGACGAAGCTACAGTAGAATACTTTCACACTGCTGCATCATACTTGAGATGGTATAAAGGACTAGATGCTATCAAATGGTTATGTCATGAAGTAGGTGCTAAGTTTTATGCAGTAGAAGAAGACCACAATGATGTGGATGATGACTTGCAACTTATATCTAACAAGTTTGTACACCAGATACATCCTGATGACTTTGCAAGAGACCTGGTGCATTATGGAAGAAAGACGCATGATCACAATGCTGAGGTTCTTACAGAAGCACTTAATTATATTATGAAAACTTGAGGTTGATATGAAATTTAGTAATGAGACTGTGAATATATTGAAGAACTTTTCTATGATTAATCCTTCAATAGCTTTTAAGAAAGGTAATGCATTAGCAACAATGTCTC